CCGCCCTATCCTACAATAATGGAGGAACCCATGGCCTCTCGAAAGAGGCAAGAGCCGAGAGTGGGAATCGAACCCACAACCTTTTGATTACAAATCAAATGCTCTGCCAGTTGAGCTATCCGGGCTTACCAATATGGAGTAGCGTTCACTACTCCATATCAAGAAAGGGATAATCCACCAACGTCTATACCAAGACACCATCATTTTAACAAAAAAGGAACAACCACGCATTAGAATATCGGTGAAACCGATATTCTAATGCAGTCATTCCTTGTTAAATGATGAAATTAAAATTTTATGATGTAATTGAGTTCGTTATTATATGTCTTTTGGTTCGTAGTCAATGCAGTAATCATCCCAGGATGTGACCGCTCCATAGCAATCACTTTCCTCGTTGGCACATATCCAATCCGTTGTCCCATTAAAATTATCATGCCAAGTACATGATCCGCAATTTTCGTTACATTCCATTCTGCATCTCCATCAATCTCTGTGCTTCTTCCGGGCTACATACCGTCACTCCGGTTTCTTCCTCACACTTCTTTACCATACCGGCTCCGTCCCCAACATAGCTTTCCCAAATGTGCTGTGATTCTACGAACACATCATTGATACGCTTATATCCGAATCCATAGGTTCTGTGAAGTGCTATGGCAATCGCAGCATATATCTGTGGAACCATCTGGTCTGCCGCAGTAGCAACGTTCTGTGAGCGGTTTCTTCTGGCGATTTCATTCAGGGAATTTATCAGTTTGTTATTCTTCGCCATATCTTTCCTCCAGTGCATCCTCAATAATAGAGTCCGTGTAAAGAAATTCTTTCATATCTGCTCCGTAGCAAGACGGCTCGATAGGTTCTCCACCATAACAAGCCATTCCATGAGGACATTCATTGTTTTCAGGACAATATTTGCAATAATCCTCTCCGTCATGTGTTTTCAGCCATTCATCAAGGATTTGTTCGTCTCGATGCTTTTCAAATACCGCTATTGCATCTGCCAGAAAGTCGGTCTGGGCAAACCATTTCAGATCGTCAATCACTTTCCACGGGTTATCGCCAGATACATTCATACAAACTTCATGTAACCTTTCCATTTGATCGCAGTCTTTATATTTTTCCTCTATTTCTGCGATAGGAGATTTTAATGCGTGATAATTGCGAATGTGAACATAATTGAAGTATGCCGAGGAATATTCCCCTACTTCATATTCTCCGGGTTCAAATGTGTGGTTTTGCATCACGATCTGCAAAGCAACTGGAAGCTCGATAATGAGCATTTCGGCTTTTTCAATATCCTCAGCAGCGTATTCTCCACTTTCTTCATCGCAGTGCCATCCCATGATTTCACACACATTCGTTGTGGGGCCGCTGTTCCCGAATGGTCTTTTAACATCTATTGCCGGTCTATACCTATCCTTAGAATCTATTAAAATGGAGATTCTAAAATTAAGGTCTGTCATAATCTTTATGTGCTCCGGTTTTAATTTAAAACTTGGCATATCAACCTACCTCCGTTTCATTCCTCTGACTGTATGTTTCCTTTTGTTTCCCATAAATCTGCCACTTCCCTTTGAATCGCCAAATATGAAAGCGGACATATTTCCGCCGGACGGTTTCTGTGTAGGTGGTGTTTCTGACGGTGCCGGTTTATACTTGGGTCTCCATACCATGACAATTTTATTGTCTTTGGGATCCACAAATCCAATACCATTTTCAAAGATAGTAAGATTAAGTCCATGCCGGATGCAGACCTCTTCGATCTCTTTCTGCACCTCAACCGCTTTTTTCTGTGCTTCTGTCATTATATCTTCTCCTTTCATCGGTCAATCTCACACCTCATCCTCCTAAACTTTCAGTTTTTCAATTTCTTCAAGGACCGTGGTATACTCGGCATTTATAATCTCAATCAGTTTATCTCTGGAATTTTTAATGTTGGCAGCATAGGTTTCCAATATCAATGCCATTGTCTTATTTGCCTCTTCCTGACTGAGTAAGGTCGCTGTATCTCTGCCTCCATCTGCGTGAATATAGAGTTTGGCCTGTCCTTGCTGATCCGCATTGTATGCTTTCATGCTTTGAATTAACGTAGTTGCCTCTGTACTCACGGAATCTATTGTTCCAAGGTATGATCTGCACATTTCATAATTTGTAGTGTTCATATTTCTGTAAACCTCTTTCCGTCTGCATATCGTCTGTCAATAATCGTTTTTTATAAAACCTTTTCGTTGAGCGCAACTCATGCAGTAATTGTATCTGCCGTAAATGATTCCTCCGCATCCCCTGCATTTATGTCCTCGCTCTATTGCTTTCCCATACGGTTGTCCTAATGCGTAATAGCATTTCCTGCAGTATGTGTAATGATCCTGACAATAGCCTCCGCATCTTTGACAAAATGCCATTTTTAATTACCATCCTTTCTATCCATCAAACGCTGGAAGAATTTTTCAATTTCGTCTTTGAGTTCTTTTGAATCTGTTTCAAACACAACCTTGTATTCTTTCTTTCTGCTTCCGTCTTTCAGTTCTATATCATCACTATTTGAATACCACGATTTCATATCAGTTTTCCTCCGAGTATCTAACGCGTTCTGGATTCACTTTCATGGCACACTCCCGGCATATAAATTGATTGGAATGGTTCTTGATAAGGCCAAGATACGGTTTTTCCTCAGAACCGAATTTATATCCGCACGCAAAGCACTTATCTAATCCTCTATTCTTAACTCCGAGTGACTGTCGGAACATTAGTGTTTCTCCGATTGTACTCTGCCACTTGGCGCAATCATAGATTTCATAATTCCTTACGGTTGTTTTTGATATTTTCATCTACCGTCCTAACCTTTCCTGAATGATTTTCTGTCCCTCTTCACTCTCATAAAACCTTTGAATTGTTCCGAAACAAAACCTCACTCCATCAGGGATCGGCATATAAGTAAGCAGCTCTCCGGTTTCTAATCGCATTTCGCAGGATTTAATTCCGAAAATCTTTGATTTACACGTCAACTGAAACTTGTGTTTACAGGTCTGTTCTGCCATCGTCCTCTCCGATCTCCGAGAACTTCGTGTATATCCTGTTCTCAGCGTAGTAGATGTTATAATCTTTCTGCCGGATGTAATGCCACAATCCTTTTTCGTGACCGGTTTTCAGAAAGTCATGGTTGTAATACTCCGTCTCATACCGCTCATTAACCATCTGCCGGAAACTGAGTTCATCTATCTGGTCTGAGGAATGAACAAAGTCTGAAATCTTGGTAATGTCCTCTTTCGATAATTTCTCTGTTGCAACGAACACTACTCTTACGATTTCCGTTCCGTGTCTCTCCACACATTCCAAATCTTCAACAGATTGCAGATGATACACCACTCTTTTGCAGAAATGGTACGGAAACTCCGACTCTGTGTAGCTCGTGTGCATTTCCATTGGAATACCGGCTTTAATGCAGATACCCATAACCATTCCGAGATACATAGGCACAAGAGGATTGTCACTATACCGGTAAAGCGGATCTCCACCGCCGGAGATAGATACGATATTCGCTCCGGTCAATGTAATGGCATCCTCCAATTTATCCAGACCGTCCACCGTGGATTTCGGCACTTTAATTCCATTCTCCCGGACTATGCAGTAAGGGCATCTGCCGTGGCAACCAAAGTTTGTTATTACACTCAGGTATTTATCCATTGATTGAATCCTCCCATAATTTATCCACAAAGGTCTCTTCTATCCTTGCCAGAACCTTATCAGCTTTCACATCACTTTCAGGAACTTCGTGATAGATATATGTCTGCATGATTGCATTTGAGCCAAAAGTACCCATGACAAAGGAAATGGGATTCCCAAACCTCTTGCAAAGGAAATACTCTATAAACTGATCGTGATGCTTATTCGCATGAACATACACATATCCATCATCTTCATATCCTCTGCCCTCATTCAAATCTGGATTGTAGTACACCTTATAGACCTTGATTGATTCTTGTATGACCTTTTCATCGTGTTCTTTCGCTTCTTTCTCGTTATCAAACTCTTTTCCGTCTGATGTTGTGTAGATAGTCCTTTTCTTTACCATTCTAACCTCCAAATTCTAATTTTGATTGTTCATTTTCAATTCTCCATAAAAAATAGGTGGTAGTCATTCCGACCGCCACCTACTGTTTCCTGACTTATTCTACTGTGATGCAATCATATCTTTCAGAATTGATTGTGTTCTCCATTGCCTCAACCGGGTTGTAACCAAGGTTCTGCAGAATCTGTTTGAATACCGTCACGGACTGTCCGCTTGCAAGCTGCACACCCTTGCGGTTGTGATCTGCATGGAATACATCGTGTCTGCTGTTCACATTCCAAAAGATGATGTTCGGGATTACATAACCGGCCTTGCAGAACTTATTTGCCATCTTGTCATAGAACGACCACTCACGGTTTCCGCAATAGTCAATTTCCATATCAGAGATAACAACGATTGCTTTCGGCATTTCCTCCTGCGGAGTATTATACTTTTTCGCAATTTCAAGAACCCTCTCAAAAGCAGCTTTAAGGTCTGTGTTGCCATCCCAATTTGCTCTGCTCACGTTGCAAATCTTCTGTTCAAGGGTTTCTCCCCTCAGAATAACCGTCTCCGGTCTGTCAGAGAATGTCATAAACAGATTGTGGTATGCACCCACATTTCTCTCTGCAAAATAGATTGCAAGACCGATTGATGTTGCCATAGGTCTGCCTCTCATGGAACCGGACACATCCGCCATAACTAAAGCGTTTGTTCCTTTCTCCACATAATCCGGCAAGGCTTTCCACTGGGCTTCAAGTACCTTGTTGCTCTCTCTGCCGTAAAGGATCTTCTCAACAATATCGTAAGGGAATAGTGTTGAGGCATTGATCTTTACCTCTCCCTTTTGTGCTTTGTTGATAAACTCTCCAAATCTCTCAGCATCATGTTTCATAAATGCCTTGCGGTAAATCATCATCGCACGGCTCGGAACTTCCGGGTATTTGATTTCATCCCATCTTCCTGCGGACATGAGGCTTTCAACGACACCAATCTGTTTTCTCATGCTGCGAACAATTCTCTTGAAATTGTAGATCGGATAACCTAATTTCTGTGCTGTAAGTATGCCGAGTTTTC